ATGCACACTCTCTTCTGTTCCATTGTTCCGCGTTCCGCTCCGGCGGCTGTCCTTCTCCTGGTTCTGCCCCTGCTCCTGACAGACACGGATTCTGCCATGGCGGCGGCTGACTGCGGGCCTGCCGGTTCCTTTTCCACCCCCCAGGAGCGGCACGCCGCCCGCGTGCGCCTCCTGACCGGGGGCAGCGGCTCCCTCATTCACACAGAGTCAGCCGACGCTGCGGAGCAGTGCGCGGAGTTCATCCGCAGGGCCTACCAGATGAGGATAGGCTCCCTCGCCGGCATCAGCATCGACTGGTCAGCCGTGGAGGCGGCACTGCGCAGAACCATGAACGACGCGGCCCGGGAGGCGCTTGATTACGCCTGCGATTACGCCGTCACAAACGCTGAAACCGCCGTGGACAACGGACTGGGCGCGCTTTCCCGCGCTGCGGCAAAGCTGAGCGGCGGCATGGTCGCCGTCAGCGCCTCACGAAGCGGCATCCGTGTCTCGGATCCCACGGACAGGGTGATCTCGGGACTCAGAAACAGACTCGGCACCACCCTGCCCCGCGTAAAACGCGGAACGCCAGATATTTTTTAGGAGGCATATTATGCCAAGCCGCATCGACATTCCCCTATCCGGCAGCGCTCCCGGGAACGGCAGCGCGGGTCTTGACGGTGACGTTCCCCGGAACGCGGCGCTCGCCGTGCGGATGCTCCGCTACGAGCGCGTCCCTGTCCTGGACAAACAGACCGGCAGGCCACAGGAAGGCCCCGTCATGGTGGGCGGAAAGCCCCTCCGCAATCCGGACGGCAGCGTGCGCACGGGTCCTGTCGGCACCATCTCCGGCTTTTACGGCGAGACGCTCTGCAGCCATGAGAAGGTCTTCATGCGCCTCTCCACGGATCAGGAAGAGCGCGCCGACGGCTCCGCCACAGGCGTTTCCCCGAACCGTCACGATCTCAGTGTCATGGTCTACGCGGCCACGCCCGGCATACGCCGCGGCAGGTACGGCGAACTCGTGGACATCGAGAGTCTGCCTGACGCGGAAAAGCCCGTCATGTTCTGTCAGCGCGTGGTGCCCCTCCGCGATCCCCGCTCGGGCGGACCGGTTCTCGCCGGGGACGGCAGCCTGAAATGCCGGGCGGGCTGGTTCACCGTGCTCGGCAACTTTAAAAATGAGGAAGGCGCGGAGGTGCGCCAGCTTGACCACATGACCGCGGACCGCGTCTCTTCGGTAAGCATGGTACTCGACGCGAAGTGGTTCGCGGCAGTCAGGGAATCTCTCCGCGAATCCTGCGCCGCCGGCATCCAGAGCTACGGCAAAGCCGCTTCCCTGGCCGCGCGCGATGTCATGGAGAAATTCACGGGAGAGGCAGCGAAGGCAGCCGAGACTGACGGCTCCCAGCCTTCCAGCCTGGGTCGGCTCAGCGTCACGTCCTGGTATCCGGAACGCCACATCCGGGTTCTGAACGGAGAGGGGAAAGAAGAGGCCCGCAGAACACTCGAAGCCTGGCTCGCGGACCCGAAGTTTCAGAAACGGCTTGTCCAGGGACCTGACGGCATGCCGACCGAACGCGACAGCCCCGTGGCTCCAGACATGATCGTGCGCCTGCTCAATGAAAAAGGAGAAGCCGCCGGCGCCGTACGTCTCAGCAGCTGGCTTCTCAACAGGGTGGCCGAGGCCGAGGCAAAAGGACAGAATGATCCCGGAGCCGCCATGGCGCGGCTCGCTACTCCTGCCGGACGCGCGGGGTGGATCATGGACATCCTCGGCAAGGTCTCCGTCACGAGCGGCGAAAAACTCGCCGGCTTCGACGTGCTCACAGGCGAAAGCTGCCGGGTCAGCCGTTCGTTCACGCAGCCTGGCGCCTTCGGCACCGGATATGGCGGACGCCGCGTCCTCCACCAGACAGGTGAGCTTCTCTACAGGGCCCTCCTGCACACGCACTCCCCCTTCCCGGGACAGGAACGCGTATTTAGTGAAAATTCAATGACTTACAACACATCCTGCACCAAACTTATGGTGCAGGCCGGAAAAGGCCGCCGCACAGCCCGGCAGAGGTCAAGCGCTTCTGCCGGGAAATTTTTTATAAAAATTGGGTAAACGCTCCTAAAAACAAAAAGGGCTGATACAATATCAGCCCTGACACTACTACCTAATGTGGTAACTATTTGTTGTTCATTGCCATATTGGGGTGCATATGACACAGCAGACGCCAGCAGTCAAGTAAGTCGTCAAGCTCCTGACTATACAAGCGTTCGGAGGAAGCATTATTCAGAATATAATCTATAGTCTTAAGTGCCTGCTTCTCTGTTTCTTCCGAAGCGTTCATGCGCCATTCCTTGTACTCCATAATCACTCCTGCACAAACTGCGATGCAATAGCCTGTAGTTTGTCCACATCGCTTTCATCAAAGATGATACCTAATACAGGTACAGTACCAGCCTTATGTACGGCGTCTTTAACTCGGGCGAAAATAACATCCGGTTTAACAGAACCATCAGCATTCAGACTGTCAAGAAAGCCAAGGATAGGAGTAAACTGTTCAAGCAATGCTTTAGCTTTTGTCTGTATAACCGGCATAGCCAGGTACAATCCTACTTTCTGCAAGCCGCTGCTTTGAGGTATCAGCTCTGACTCTATGTAGGTACAAACAGCCAGACTAAGATTTTCCGCCGTTATTCTGGACATGGCTAGCCTTCATTTGTAGCGGCTGCAGTGGGCGCCGTCCAGGAATTATACCTGCTCATAACTTCCGGACAGATGGCACTTTTGGGAATTACTGTCTGGGTAATAGCCCCAAGAGTAGTATTGATGGCCGCAACAGCATTATTAAGCTGAGAGATGCCACAGCCGCAAGTCTGTGCCACATTATCTATTTTCGCCCCAAGCTCAGCCCTGACAAGTTTTTCCCGCAAAGCGGCTGCCTCAGCATCACAAGCCTGCTTAGCTTCCAGGACTGCCACGCGCTCACGATTGGAAGCGGCTTCCTGCGCAATAGGAGTAACATAGGCAAAGACCTCGTCCCGCAGGTTTTTGTTCTCAGCCCTTGTGGCCTGATACAAAACTGCATCCTGATTGTCAGAATACTTCTGCGCAGTCAGTTCCGCTATCTTTGCATCCTTTTCAGCAATGACACTGGCGCAGTTATTACCACCTAAAATGCCGCCAAGGCCCCCGCCGTTACCATTAAGAAGAGACAAAGCCGTACCAGCAATGCCAAGTCCAAGGCCTGTTCCAGCTATGCCTTTGCTTGCAAATTCAGCCATAAATAATCCTCCTGTATGGTAGTAGTGGCCTCACTATACAGGAGGGAAGATCAGCAGGAAATATATCTGTGGACACACGTGCTACTTTTTGCCCAGCTTGGCCAGACGCCCCGCAGGAGTAACAAGAATAAACCGTGAACCACAGCGTTTGCAACGCCAGATACTCTTCCTCGCATATTCCAATGGATGCTGTCCAGTGGATTCATCAGGCATTGTACGCTGGCAATGCAGAGGCCCGTCAGAACAAACAGGGCACGTATAAGAAGGAGTCGCCGCAACAGCACTGGGCAAATGTGGAAAAGCCAAAACCATAACAAGAAGGAGAAGACTTCTCAGCATAATATTACTCCTTTATTTAATTTCGCCGTATCCATGCGAAGTTTTATCGTGTGTGACATTATCGGACCCTCTTCCAAGCATAAACCGACACATAAGGCGGCATGTTGTTGTGTGCGGTACCTCCGCCGGCGTTATAAATGCTACTGTGAGTATTGTTAAAATGTATTCTATCGTATCCTCCTTTATAGGCCTTTCCTTTGGGGTTATTCGTCCGCGTCGAGAAGGGTCTGCACAGCTGCTCTCCAGCGGGTGGGAACCTCGTCAATGGTCATGCGTCCGGTCTTAATCATTCTGTAGTAAATTTTAGCCATTTTTTGCCTCCAGTTTCGCAATACGCTGTTCAAGTTCAGCCGCGTAGGCGGCGAGGTCAAGGGCAGCTTCGTCCGACTCGTCTTTGTCGGAGGAGGTCGTAATGCCCAGTTCCGCCACAGCGGCCTCAAGGTCGGGCACTCGGGCCGCCTCTGCCTCGGCCTGTTTATGAAGCCTCTCCTGCTCAGCTAGTTCTTCAGGAGTAGGTTGAGGGTTCTCAACAATCTGAAAACGCCTCTGACTGTTATCAGGGGCGATTTCTTCGATATGGTATATGCCGCTATTGTTGCACCATTCGGCAGCTTCCGGGGGATATTCGCCGACAAAAATCTGTGAAGGTTCAAAAGTCATACATATCTCCTATTTCCAAGGCCCGATAGCAATCCATGATGTAATACTGGTACTGCCGGCGCTATTCACCGTGCCTATTGAGAATGCGGTTGGGCTCTCCCATCCAATGCCTATAGGTGTATTCCCTGCGTTGGCATTGTACGTTGTCAGAATGGCTGGTTTTGTAATGAACGCGACCGGGAAAGTCACCCGTTTATTTGTGGCTGTAATCGGGCCATTAAGGTTCACATACCCCCAACATATTTGCAGGCCACTAGAATAACGAATATATTCTATATCACTTGAAAAATTCGATGAATCGACAATCTCTATTTCCCCTAAAGAGGAATAATTCCCGCCAGTCCATGTTAACCCTCCATCAGATGTACCTGACAGCGTATACTGATAGTATCTTTTATTAGTAGTATCATATTTGCTCTGCGCCAAGAGAGAAAAACGGCCCTGACCAGAGTCATCCCCTTGTAATGTAATGGAACTTCTTGCTGGATAACCAGTAGAGTCAGTTATCGAATCTATTGTCCGGTTCTGAATTTTGAGACTAAGAGCGTTCTCCGCACCGTAGATATATGTCTGCAACCATCGGTCGTCTTCTTTAGGTGCCAGAAACAGTTTTTCAGTAAATGTCTTAGCGCCGGTAATGGTTTCGTCGCCCGCAGTGTGCACTACTGAGGCGTCGTTCTCTTTGACAGAAGCCATGACCGCCCTTAGCGCGTCATTCATATTTTTTGCCGGGCAGTGCTCGGCAATGTTAATTCCGTCAATGGACGTATTTTCATCGGCGGTTGCCGACCAATCCTGAACAGGCATGCTTTAGCCCTCCTTCGCAACGGCGGGCTTATCCGGCCACGGTACAGTCTCATCCGTCCACGGTGCGCCGGGATGGGAAGGCAGATCCCGAAGCGCCTGCCGATAACTCTTCACTGCGTCCAAGCTCTCAGAGGTAAGCGCCGGGTAATCAGGCGCAAAAACGTAATCCGTCTCTGCAAGGCGTTTGTTGCGTTCCTTCCGTAATCTGTGCCAGAGTGCTTCGGGAGAATTATACATCGCCCAAGCCGCCTCTTTAGCAATCTCGGCTTCTTTATCGGCGGCGGCTTTGGCATTCTGCCAAGCCAGATAGTACGGGTACACGAAACGCCCGTAATCCTCCCGTGTCAGCTTAACCGGCTCAGTGCCGTCGTCCCTGTCGGCTTCACCCTTTTCTCCGTCCCAGACGATAGAATAAAAGGCTTCCGCTTCAGCCACGCTAGGCATGGCAACGGTATACCCTACGCCGTCCACTACTACAGTTTTATCGGGAATAACGACCGTGATTTTCACTTTTTCCCCCAGTGACTACAAATTTAACAGAATCGAACCCCTCATCCTCTGTCGGGTACTCCTGCCGCGTGCATGCCTGATAGAAATTATCCCTGCTGATAGGCCACTTTCTGGAAATGTTGCGCTCGGCGGCTTCGTACATAGGACAGAGCAGGTAGACGCAATGGATATGGTCAATGCCCCGCTCTTTCAGGCCCGCGACTATAGCCTTGCGGCGTTCTTTATCTACGGCGCCGTCGTCAAGATAAAAATCAAAGTCTGCTATGCATTTCCAGGCTTTGGCTACAGCGTCAAGATACTCATCAAGCCCTTGCGGGTCTGTGATGAACATCCATCCGGCCTTCTCCACGTCAGCCTCTCCATAGTGACGGGATAGCCAGGAATCGAACGAAAAAACCGCCGCATCCCGGCCTCCGCAGTACGTTGACTTGCCCGAGGCGGGAATTCCTGCAACAAACACGAATTTCATTTACACCACCTTCTGGATAAAACAGAGCGCGTAAAAAGGAGGCCGGTTATCGAAGCTGCTGCCTGTGTACGTCCCCCAAGCACTGTGGTTGTGCCCCCATGATGACCCTGAATTGGAACTGTATACGTTGTAGTTGCCCCAATCGTGACTGCTGATTGTTGTCAGCCACCCACTGCCATTGTACCACGAGCCGCCATGGGCACCCTGCCGGCTGACCCAGTGGTTATGTGACGGCATCTCATTCCATGACAGGACATGAGAGCCTACGGACACAGATATTGAGCCAGAAGGCGTAACGCTTGCGTTGCCGCCGGTGTCGTCGGTTTTATAACCGCCTCCCGCGCCAACAACAAAACGATTGCGCAGGTCTTTTGTGCCGCCCTGTCCGTTGCAGAGGGCCCACCCAGTGGGAATATCCGCCGTTGTGCCGCTCCAGAGCGCGATCGTGCCCTTGGGAACCTTGTGTTTGTCGAGGGCCCCGGAAACGTCGGTTATCTGTTTAAGCGCTGATTCGACTTTCGCCGCTACATCGGCGTGCTCCTGCGCAATATCCGCCATCAGCTGCCTAATCGCGTTATTGACATTGGAGGGCAGGCACCCCTCAGCAACATTAATGCCGCTAATGGAGGTGTTGTTGTCTGCTGTGGTGCTGTAGTCTGCTATGGGCATCTACTTCTCCTTTTTCTTCTTTTTATCCTGCCGCATGTATCCGAGAAGACCGCCGCCGGCGGAAGCCCTTGCGGCATTATCCCTCACACTGCGGAGGTACGGTGCCCAGTCCGGGTAGCCCACCCGCTGCGGAGCAGCTCCACGCATGAGGCTGGTGCCGTACATAGGCGAGAGCAGGCCGCTCTCGACCTCGTCAAAAACCTGCGTGTTGAGCCCTTCCAGCATGCGGTCAAGAGACGGTCCGAAAAGCGGGACTCTGGAAAAGGTAGGAGTGATGGTGCTGCCGAGCCGGTCACGGCCATACAGGTTTCTGGCTGTGGGGGAGCCGGACGTAGCGCCCAGCCGCTCATTGCGGGAGAGGCGTTCCTGGTCAGCCTGCAGGGAGCGGAGGCTGTCATACTCTTCAGGCGTGAAGGTACCGCCCCCGTTCTCGTAAGGGTTTCGTTCTGGTGCCCCGAGGTCAACGCCTCTCTGGAGGGCGTAGTTGTCACCGCTTTTACGCAGTGTTTGTTTGAATACGGCCTCGCGGTCATTCAGTCCGCGTCCGGAAGCCTCAAGCGTCTGGAGGTCATTGTTCACTTCCGGCATATACCGGAGGGCGTCTTCATAGTTTGAACGGAAACGGGCAAGGTTATACGGGTTAAGGTTCCCGTTTTTGTCGATTGCGGCGTTACGGGCAACGTTTTGTGCGTAGCCGGTAATAGCGTCCCTAGCTTCTGGGTCATTGGAGAATGCCCGGCTAAAAGCATCCATAGCTTCACCGCCAGCAGGCCCTTTCCGGAAATAATTACCGGGGATTGCGGAACTGTCGATTGCGCCGCCGTACAGCTTACTGCCTTTGCGGGACAGAGGGAGATTAGCCCCCTGCTCGAAGTTTTCACCAAGGGCGCGGCGGCTCATACGCGCCACCCGGAGGTTTTGTACCCCCTCAGGGGTAAGACCGGACGCGGTATTGATATAATCATCGATGTTATGCTTCATCGCGTCAGCAATCCGGCCCGTCTTCCGGTCGCCGGACACGGAAGACTGATAGCCAATGTCGCCTAATTCAGAGCGCATCGCCTGAAGGTCCCGCCACGTGGCGGGTGTGCCGGTTTTGGCGTAAGCGCCGACTGTGTTGTAGAAGTTTTTAGCCTGCGCAGGCATAAGGTCCCGCTCAATGGGAGACGTCCCAAGCGAAGCGTTAAATTTATCAAGCAGAGGTCCGAGAACGAAACGCGCCGTTCCTTCAGGGTCAACGGACTGGTAATTGCGGTTCACGGAATCCCGCGCCGCGCGGTAATTCTGGTCATAGTGTTCACGCAGTATCGGGCCTGCCTCACTGGCACCCATGCCCGCGGGCATTTTGTTTGCAAGCGCCTGTCTGTCAGCATCCAGACGGGCCGCGGCCGCATCGCCTACACTGTTTGTGAGGGCCTGTTGGGCCTCACGCTGAGACACCCGGCGATCGGCGAACTTCCCGGAGTTTACACCGCGGCTTTCGGCGATCTTTTCCAGAGAAGAGATACCGCCATTGTCCGCCACCTGCCCAAGGGTAGGTTCACTCCCTTCCACGAGCGGAGCGAGAGCGGCATTGTCCATATTCATATTGGCGATGCGTTCGGCAGCAGAGCCCGCCGCTTCGTTGAGCACGCGTCCGGCGAGCTGACGCCTTCCGCCTGCCGAGAAGGAGCGTGCGATGTCCCGCATATCCCCGAGAGACTTCGCCAGTGTAACCGCGCCGAGACGCCCAGCCGGAGCGGCGAACGCGGGGAGAAGGCCACCTGCCATACCGGTTAAAGCTCTCATACCGGGGGTACTGTTATTCTGGTTCGCGAGTTCAGCGGCCGCGGCCGCACCGGCGCCGCTTGCCATCTGCATACGTGGGGCGTCCGTCAGGAGGCGGGAAAGAGCGGGCGCCGCTTGGGACAGAGCCTTGCCGGCCTTAAAGGCGCTGTTGAGCATACCGGCGGGCGTGCCCATTTCTATTGCGCCAGAGCCCGCCGCATGGGCCATTTTCTCTTCGTTACTTTCGGGGGTTGGGAGCCCGATTGCGTTCGCAATATCCACACCCGGGTTACGGAACCGGTTGTAGTTGCCCGTAAGGAGGCCGCTCCCGAGGTTGGCAATGTAGTTAGGCAGGCCCGTGACGCCACCTAACAGGCCCTCAATGCCCGTGCGGGCGGCCAGCCCGGCAGACCGTTTCAGCCCTGTTGCGGGCTGTTGGGCGGCAGAGCCGTAAGCCCCCACGTGCTGTTTTACGACTTTCGTTATAATATCGTTCGGCGTGTCATCGGGGAACTGAATTGTGTCTCCGTTGGGGAGGTCAACAGTCATCATTTATTTCTCCACGAGGTTCCCTGTTGCGGGGTCGTAGCGGTAGTGGCGGCCGCCGGAAGGAGAGGTGGCGGAGGCAGAGGCGCTAGTTCTGGTTACACGCTCCGGAGCGGGGGGAACTACGGAAGGGAGTGTCTTTTTATACTTATCCCACGCCCGCATAGCCGCGTACCGATCACCGCCATTTTTGCGCATTTGATCAATCAGGAACATATCTTTTTCTTTCCCGAGGGTAGCGATGTTAAACATATACTGCGCTATCCAATTAGCGCCTTCAGGGGAATTCTCAAGTCTGACAAACGTTTTTCGGGCGTTATCAGAATCTTTATCTGATGCAGCGCCTTTCTGCTCTAGAAGAACGTTGAATACGTTCTTATTAATCAGGTATTGGAGGGCGTCCGCATCCCGTACATCGTTTGCGCCGATAAGGTTCCCCGAGAACCCTATCTTATGCAGGAACTGGTTAGCCAGGTCTATTTTATCCTGCAACGGGCCGGATTTCAGATTCGCAATTAAAGATTTTAGCGTTTCAGCATTTGTTATCATTTCGTCTTTCGCGGCCGCGTCCTCATTGAGACTGTCATAATAATCAGCGTTTTTCTCCGCCAGCTTTTGGTTGAACAGGTAGCCCGGGCTTGCCTTTTCCCGCTCAAAATCGAATTTTTTTCTGTCGAGATCGTTCTTTTCCTGCTGTTGCTGGAGGCCGGCAACACGCCCGGCCGCCGCGCCATAATCTCCGGGTAAAGACGCAGCCGCCATGATATTAGGAGAGACGCCGCCCGTTCCGCCGCTGTACGGTGCCCCGTTCTGCGCCTGCTGATTTCCGCGGTAGTCTACAGACCTGTAGCCGGCCGGAACGGGTTTCAGCCCAACGGCCATGTCGAATTCATCTGCCGGAACATATTTGTACGAACCTTCGTTCACGGTAAGCGACATCATCAGGCGTTTCATCGTCTGCGGATCATTGAGATCAAGCGGCTGGTTGGGGTCAACGCCCATCATGGCCGCCGTATCTTTGATAAGCGCGCTTGTGTCGTTCTCGTTGGAGGGGCTCCACCGGGATATGATAGCGGCTACAGTCGGATTTTTAGCGTAGGCGGGAGAAAGAAGGTTAGCGCGCATGCCCTTCAGACCTTCAAGCATGTTCGGGTAAACTCTTATCTGGTCGCCGAAATTGCCCACGTTCCCGGGGTTGTTCGTCATGGCCGCTTTGTCGAGCGGCGCGCCGTCAGGGCCCGCGGGGCGCTGGCTTTTAGGCGGAAGCGTTCCCGCAGGCATAGCCGGAGCATCGGGAATACGGGGCATTTTTAGGGGACCCATATCTCCCTGTCCATTCCCGGTGAACCCGGGCGCGCTGTACGGATTAATCCCCATCAGGCCGTAATACAGATTGCGTTCAGCGGCGTCTCTCTGCATCTGCTGTTGAGCCAGCCCGAGTTTCTGCTGGGCAAGCTGGAACTGCCCGAGAGATATTGCGTTGGCAAGTCCTCTGTCTTCTCGGGACGCTTCCCATTGCGCGCGGGCTAAAGCGTCCAGCGTGGCCATACGGTCACGCTGGAGGCCGTACATGCCGGCGTTGCCGAGAGCGCCTAAGGCGTCGAGCCCGCCGCGGCCAAGGAGCTGCCCGAAAGAGCGTCTGCCGTTGTTGTTGGCGAGCATGGAAAGGGCCGTCACGCCGGCAAGGAAGCCGGGGTTTCCAGAAACCACGTCAGCCATGGACATATTTTTGGGGGCGGGCTGCCCGCCCCACATTCCGAGAAGCCCGCCTGTAGCTTGCCCGTTGTTGTCATACGGGTACATTACTTTCCGCCTCCCTTGCCGCCGCCGCTGTCTGTTTCGGTCGTGCTTTCGCCCTGACCGCCATAGGAGCCGCCGACCAAATTAAGATAGTTCTGCAACGCGAGCATGTCTTTCTGCTGATTGTAGTTCCAGCGGTCAACGTCAGCGTCAACTCTGCTCTGGTTGTAGTCGTCGAGGGAAGAGCCGGCCTGAGCGAGCTGCGAGGCGTCCGTATAGGCCTGATTGCTCAGGGCCTGCGCGGGGCTTGCCGCGGCAATCTGGGAGTTCACGCCCTGATTGTAGGCGTTCGCGGCATTACCCGCCGCGCTCACGGCCTGATTGTACGCGTTGCTGTACATCCCGTTAGCCAGGTTTTGGTCGGCATCCGCAATAGCGTTCGCCTGCGCACCGCTCCCATAGCGGCCGGCCTGAGAAAAATTGCCGTTGATTGTGGCGTTCGCCTTGTCAGCCGCATGGTTGTACAGGCTATCGATATACGGGTTCGTGGACTGCGCGTACTGGTTAAGCGCGTTCAGGCCCGTATTATTCGCCATAGCCGAGCCGCTCAGTATGTTAGCCATACTGGACGCCGCGTTATCTATATTCGCATCGCCGCCCGTCGCGCGGGCGTTAATCATGTTGCGGGCGGTAGTCGTGTACCCCGATTCATCGGCTACCGTCTGGCCGGGATAATACTCCCCAGCGAGGCCGCCCGATTCATAAAGCCGTGCCGCTTCGGGGAAGACGCCTTTGACCTCTACACCCTGAGAATTTTTGCCCCCGATAAGATAGGGGATTTGGGCCCCCCAAGGAGCCGCACTGCTGGTGGTAGTGGATTCTCCACCACCGCCTTTCCCGCCGCCGCCACCTCCCATGGTGACACCTCCGTTTTATAAATCCAGCCCCGACACCGGAACCGTCAGTCTTGTATGCTCTGTCACTATACCGTCAATATTTTGACGCCTGCTGTAGATGTAGCACGAACCGGGCACAACCGCCACATCATGACCGCCCATGAGGTGGGCAGCTTTCAGGGCCGGACGGTTGGCTGCAGGCGTGCTTCCGAGTACACGGTCAAGAGCGTAGGCGTCGCCGTCCCTGGCATAGAGCCATTGGGCGAGCATTCCTACACACACAGCGATCTGGAGCGGCATTCCCTCGTAGCGTCTCACTCCGCAGGGGAGGACGCAAAAGTGCCCCCATGCTGTTTTCCCGTGCAGGCTGTTTAACGCGCACATCGCGAGCATTTCATCGCCAAGGCTGATGAAGTACGGCAGATTGCTGCCGTTCCGGCACCAGCGGATGAAGTCCGGCAGAGAAACATTAGGCCGGTCATAGAAGAACTGCGGGAGCCTGCCGCTGTCTGTAGCCAGCTTCCAGAAGCAGGCAAGCCCCCGATTGCTCATGTCATCAATAAATGTGTACCTAAGCCCCATTAGAACCACTTCCCGAGATTGTATTTTGCCCGCTCAAGCCATCCGGCATCAGGACCGGGCATCGTGTCCCCGTTACGATCATAGTACGTGGGGTTTGTGCCGGGCGGCACAGCTTCCCCCGTGTAAGGCATGTACAACGTCCTGTTCAGGTGGAGCCCGTATTCAGGACGAAGGCCGGATCGCTCCATGGCCGCCTTATCTTCCGGCGTCATCTGCGCAGCGCCTTCAGTGGCCTGCTGTGCCGTCCCCTGCCGCTGATACTGTGGGTCGGGAACGCTCACACTCATATACGCCGGCGTCCCCTGTCCCATGAAATAGAGGAGCCCCCCGAGGCCCGCAAGGTCAACGGGCGGGTCGTTGGGGACGGACACAGCCGGGGCCTGTACGCGGGGGATAGCACCGCCAGCGCCTGCGGCCGCGGTAGTTTTGCCCGCCGGAGATTTGTAAAGTCCGCCAAACTGCGGCGTATTGTTTCTGGAAAACCCGGAACCCGCCATTAGAACAGACCTCCAAGAAGACCGTTAATAGCGCCCATGCCGGCGCCTACAGCGGCGCCCGTGGGACCGAAAAGAGAACCTACAGCGCCGCCCATGCCGGCATTGCCGAGTACCTGACTTTGGCCGGAGGTAAGTTTCCCGTTCCCGTTCATCATGCCGAGAAGCCCGCCGAGGCTCCCCACCGTGCCCATAACGCCATTCAGTCCGCTGCCCTGCTGCGCGGCCATACCGGGCGCCTGCATCTGCTGAAAGCCGGCTCCGCCGCCCTGCTGCGTAACAGGGGGCGTAACCGTCCCCGCGGGGCTGGAATACTGCCCCGTTTGTGCGGCGCCAACCTGCTGCTGCTGCCTCCCGTTTGTCCTATAGAAAGGGTTATTCGCTGTAAGCATCTTCTGCCTCCTCTAGCTTCCGAAAATCAGCCATGCCCAGAGACCGACTCCCGTCCCTGCGATTGTGAAACTCATTGACCCCTTCGTCATAGCCGAAAGGTACCATGTCATCTCCGCCGCGTCCTCGTTGAGCGGGACGAGCATTGCCACACGCCCAGCGCGGCACCGCGGATCCTGCACAGTCTTCTTTCCCGCTGCGGCCTGAAACATTCCTGTATTCAGTGTTTCGCCCGCGATAGCGCCGTTCACCGCGAGGGCTAAAGCCGTCATCTGTTCGGGCGTCGCCTTGGGATAAATCGCGACCTGCCGCGCCATTACATACCCCCTTCAGGCTCAATCAGGGCCTCTACCCCGTGAGCGTCACGCCATGCCGTACCGCCGCCAGGTATCACGACACGGGCTGACAGATAGTTCGTGCTGATATGCTGGTAGCATACGCCGTCCCTGCTCTGTGAGCGGAGCGGCCCGTATTTCGGCTGTTCCTGCTGTCTCGTCCTGTATATGGGGAGCGCTTTTGCGTCCCCGCGGTCCACAAGCGGACGCAGGCCGTGAACCATCATACGGTCTCCGCCTATTTCCTGCGTCTCTATGACAGCCTCTAGCGGCTTCCCGTTTAGAACGCCCATGTATCCTTCGGAATCAAAACAGCCCATCAGGGAACGGCCTGTCATGAATGCCGGTACGTCCAGCGAACCAAAGGGAAGCGCGTCCAGTGTGCCGTACTTATCGAGGTCATCGAGCGTTTCGCCGCGGGCGTAATCCCCGAAGAGCGTCTGCACGGAAAGAATGCCGTATGACCACTTATCGAGGTCGTAGGAATAGATAAGTACTCTGTCCAATACGCCGGCTTCCGCCACTTTGGAGGGGAAAGCCCAGATGCAGATACGGTTTACGGGGTCATGCCAGCCGGTGATTTCGGGAATCCGCGTATGTTCAACCTGCGAAAAGAACCACGTATCGATGCGCTCAATCCCGAGGGCTTTAGTGGAAGACCCATCAGTGATGTACCAGCCATCATCTGACAGATAAATACACCCGCCGCCAAAATTAACGGGGCTCTTGGGCGCGAGCAGGCCGCGCACGGCGTCTATCTGGTGGAAATTGAAAATGTAGGGCGGCCCAACGTAGGTCATCCGCTGAACGCTCCGCTCCAGGAATACAACTCCGTCAGTCTGCCCCACGGCGCCCATGACGGCCATAACGCGGCCGCCCTCTGGGAAATGCTGGTAGTCTGACTGCTTCGCTGCGGCGTCATCCGTGCCAGGCTCCGGCCACGTGTCAGGGTCATCCATAGCCGACCAGCGGATACGCTGCCTGTTCCCAGTCAGATCCCCGAGAACAAGGAACTCCTTCACAATCGCCATGCATTGGGCGGTAGGCGCGTCCGAGACAGCGGAAAAATCACCGAACCCGCCCGAGACGGTGGATTTATACAGGCTCGTCCCGTAGAGCATATATAGAGACGGCCCCCAGTTCGCGAAAACGCGGTTGGTGCTTACTGTCTCGTCTGTGAGCTTGGCTACCCATTCGCCGCCCTGCAGGGCGTACACGGGGCCGGAGGAAGAAGCGGCGAGCGTGAGCAGATCGCCGTTGACATCGCGGAGCGTGCAGGCCGCGAGGCACCGCCCGCCCGGCAGCTGGGGAAAAGAGAGGCGGGACACACCCGGCATATACCTGTAGCCGCGCTTGCCCGGGATGACATTGCGGGCTTCCGGCGCCTGCTGCCCATTGAGAAGTACATCGTCCGGCTCCCATGCCCCGAATTGCAGGAGAACCTTTTTAGCCTGATTACTCACTCAATACCCCCCCCCGTCTGCTGCGAAAATGTGCCGGTGCGCACCCATACGCCGTTGGGGCGCTCATCTTCAGTCCACACACCCGTAACGCGGTCTTCCGGAGACCATGCCCAGCCGCGGAAGGTAAAGCGCAACTGCTGCCCCGTTCCCCAGTCATCAGGGCAGGCAAAAAAACGCACTCTGATATAGCTGAAGGATTCGCCGCTTGCGGCACCAGCCGCCGCCGTGTACACGGCCCCGCGCCTGTAGGTGAGGCCGCCGCCTGACAGAATAGCGCACGGTACAATGGCATCTCCCGGCACCCATGCCCTGCGGGTGAAGAACGTGCCGTCAGTCTGTGCATGGCCCGTTGGGCTATAACGTCTTGCGCGGACAAGCCTTTCATTTTCCCCCGACACGGCATTGAATACAGCGTCATCTCCGGCGATATAGGGGGCATCCAGAGAGACGGTCCCCATGCCGTCTATGTCGGCGCCGAAATGGCGGTCAAAGTCTTCGAGGGTGAAGTCGCGCATTAGTCAAGAGTAAGTTTCAGGTCGCCGGCGTGGACAATAATTGTATCGTTCGCGGACAGCTCTTTAGCCGTGGACAGGGCGCCGTACCACACGAGGTTTCCGCCCGTAGCGGCGTCATACACGCCCCACGCGACCACGGTTCCCCATCCTGCCGTAGCTGTGGGAAATTCTATTGCGGCGGCATTGGTCATGCTGGAAGGATCGCCGGATACCGGCGACGCAAACGTGATCGCCTGCCTGGCATACGCTCCACCGGACACTTCCGTTCCGGCTGAACTGTCTGAAGGCTGGGCCGTCAGTACGCCGAGGTAGTAGGTTTTCGCGGCCTTAACCAAGCCGAGCACGTAGGTTTCGCCATAATTTGTAAGGCTCATCTAAATCCTCCTCATGGGCCGCATGCTGATGTTCTTCGGGTATCTCGCCTGCGTTTCCTGCTGGCTGATGTCCGCTACCGCCTGCCGATAGTACTGCGCCCACATGTCGAGCGGGACGCTCCCTCTGGTGAAGACCGCCGACTCCACGAGGGAGCCGTAGAGATACAGGTCAGGGTGCCTCAGAAGGATCTCATTGTCAGGCTGTTCGTCCCCGAGAGGCGGTATCTCTGCGTAGTAGGTCAGCTGGAGTTTCCCCGCCTCATCAGGCGTAGGCAGCAGGAAAAGGTCATTGGCTTCAATGGTGAAGCTGTAAGGCTTTCCCGTCCGCTCCAGAAGCACGGCATACTCATCCGGGGAAGCGTACCACAGATTGACGCTTCCGTTTCCGTCTGAAGGCGTCCAGACAATATCCCGCATTTCAAGAAAGACGTCCCACTGTCCGGCAATGCGTTTCATCGGAAGCGGCATCTGCCCCTGCCCCTTAGGCAGGGAGGCGTGCGCCCTGTGCTCCATAGCGCGCAGGCGCAGGGTCCTGTTGCCGCGCTGCTCCCACATACGGATAAAAACAGGGATACGCTCCGTGAGATCTTCCCGCCCCAGGTAGTCAGCTATAGCCGCTTTCAGACCCTCATAAGTCGTGAGGTCAGCCATTACACCACCTCATTTGTGGTGCGGAACGCCCGGTTCATCGGGTCATTCAGGAACTTCCGCATGTCATCGGGATTATTGAGAATGTCGAGCCCCTGTGCCCTGGCAATGTCCACGGCGGCCACGGGGATGCTTGCCACCTTGCGGAACGTAGGCGCGATCCTGAACCCCTGAAACCGGTCACGGTCACGGGCGGCCTTATTCAGCCGCAGAATGTCCGTGACGTCCTGCTCACGGAAAAGGCGGAAGTCTTCTGTCACATAATCCGTCACGCCGTCATCGCGGTGTTCAAGGATCTGCCCGGCTTTCCCCTGCTGAAGATTGACGCTCATGTATCCTCCAGAAAGGGCCCGCCCGAAGGCAGGCCCCGCAAAAGCTAGGCGGCCTTCAGGTCAGCAAGGACGCCGGAAGAGGCTTCGTTGCGTGCCTCAAGCGTAGCTTCAGCCACGATAAAGCCCTTTTCGGAATCGCCGGTTACGGCGAGGCGCTGTTCCTGGAACGGGCGCAGGAAGGCCACCTTCCAGTACTCAGGGTCGAGAACGAAAGCGCAGCCCTTGGAGTAAGTCACATAGGCCTGAACCCTGTTCGGCACGAGCTTCAGGGCGCCAAAATCGGAAACGTAGACGTCGATAACGGCCGTAGCCTTTTTCATTTCCGCCTTTTCCATCTTGGTGCTTCCGCCGGTCAGCACCTCAGACATTTTAACCCTGATGTCAGGTGCCATCATAATAGTTTTGGGATTTCCACCAGAATTATAAATGCTGGTAAGCAGAGCCTTCAGCAGGGCCTCAGTCGGCACACGGGCCGTACCGGCCGTGCAGGCAGAGGAAGAAGTAGCGGCCGTGCCGGAAGCGCCGCCCGCAAAGTTGGTGGTAAGCCAGCAGGGAAGGCCCGTCATCACCCTGCCACTTGTGCTCTCTCCGGCGGAAAGCTGATTGCTCAGCAGAGCGAATTCCAGATCCTTTTTAATCTCTTTCATCCTAAGGGCCATCTGGTGAGTGTACTGCCCGCTCACGCCGTTCTGCACAACGGCCTGTGCAGTGCCGGACACGCTTACGGCCTTCATCAGAATCTGGGTCTTATTGCTAAGCTCCGTCGTGTTGGAGCCGGCAAAAGTGGTAACGTCAATACCTTCTTTCTGTGCGTTGGCGCCGGGAGCTGTCAGGGCGTCCGTCTGCCATTCATGTAGTGTCTGGGACGCGGTAGTGCGCCCGCACATAGTAAGGAAGGGGGTGTCCGTAGGGGACACGTCAAAAATCAGTTTGGAAAGGTCTCTGGGTTTGCCGTTAACGTTGGCATCCTTAATCTGTCCGCTCACTGTAGCCATATAATCCTCCTATTAGTCCATAGCCGCGAGAGCGGCCGCAAGTGCATCTGTACTGTTTGGGTTTTTGTGAAAATGAGCGAAGGCCTGTTTCTGGACAGAAGCGGTGTCGTCCCTCACTCCGGAGGGAGCCTGCACCTTGGGTGCTTCCGCTACCTTCTGTGCCGCCGTAGCGCGGGCTTTGGCCATTTTGTCGTAGAGCATTGCCTTAGTGACAAGCTCCAGCTCATACCCCTTGGAAAGGCCGTTGATAGCCTTGTCCGGCACTCCCGCGTCCTTCATGTACTGGTAGACCTCAGCCGTATACGTCTTGCCATCATAGCCGTCCCCGATAAGGGCACGGATTTTTGGCTCAACGGTCTGATACTCAGCGGTGAGGCTCTGCTGATATTCCTGCGCGCGTTTGGCGGCTATGGCCTGCGCTGTCTGCCTGATACGGGCGCCGAGCGCCTGCACAGCGTCCGTCCTCTTCTGTGCTTCCCGCGCCATTCTGATGTACTCCGACGGGTTCTGTTCGCTCAGGGCCTGCCAGTCAACGCCGGAGTACTCAGCATTGACGATTGCCTCTATGAGCTGGTTTGCCTGCCCGAGCAGGTTTGCCGCGGCGTTGATCTGGTTGTCGCGGTCCGCGCGCTCATTAAGGACGGTCTGCCGCTCCTGCGCTATGGCCTGTGCATGGGCTTCCGCCATGGCATGCACGGCCGAGCGGGCATCGGGGGCAAGTTTGCCCCAGGTATCAGCGCTGAAGCCTTCCGGCATGGGGACCTCAGCCGGTTCAGCCTGCTGATTGTCTGCCCCTTCATCCTGATTCCCGGCCTGTTCTTCAGTACCTTCAGGATGTTGTTCTTCACCTGCGGACGCCTGTTCCCCATTCTCAGGGGCCTGCCCGTCTTCTCCGGTGGCTGTATCGCCGCCGTTATCCTGCTCCAGAGCGGAAGCAATGTCATCTACGCTATCCAGCGCGGGGGATTCTTCGGCTCCGGTGGTAGGGATATTCTTTTCTTCTTCCGGCATAGCTAACCTCTATATAATTTTCTGATTTTATTCAACATATTGAGGAACACGTTGTCTTTTGTGGAAAAGGCTACATCCTCAAGCGTTTGAAGAAGGCAGGCCTGCACCCTGTGGAGCGCCTGCAGGTCACGCCACAGGGCTTCACGCTCTTTGGTGGACTGCTCACCCTTCCAGCGGGAACATATGCCGTGCTCCACCTTTTTCATGGCCCCGATAAAAACGGGGCTCGTAAGAATGCGATACGCCATTTCCGCGTTCTCTCTGTCTTTCTGTGTGACCGTCATACAGACTCCTCCTTAATGTCGGTAAGCCCGGGGCCTCTTTGCCCCTGCATAAGGCGGGCGTAGTCGAGCTGTTTTTCCAGCTTCATTTCCTGCGCTTTCAGGGCCGCGTTAGCCTGGACTTTCGCCGCCTGCACGGAGGCGTCCGTCTGTGCTTTTGCAGCCTTGCCGGAAGCGTCATTCTGTGCTTGTGCCTGCTTGATCTGCATGTCGAGCTGGGCTTTCTGGAGCGCGGTTTGCGCTTTGACCTTTTCCACCTGGACTTTTGCCGCCGTAAGCGGGTCCATACCCTGCCCGGCCTGTTTTTGCTGGAGGATAAGCTGTTCAGCCCGTTTCGCGTCTTCTTCCGTGCCGAAGAACCGCTCCGGTGCTTCCAGACCGGCCGCCTCTACCATTTTATGGCAGGTGTAGATGATATTGCTGAGATGAACAGGCGAGTTTGCGCCGAGCTGAGCGATAAAGGCCTGCTGCACCTGGAGTATCTGCTGGTACGAGGCAAGCATTTTCTGCCTGCTTCCCGTGCCAAGCCCCACGGCTACAGATATATCCATATCCGGGTCCCATTTCCGCGGGTCAAAGTCCATGAAGCGGCCCTTAAGACGCACCTGCACGGCTTTGTCGTGGTAACGGTGCAGGAGATTCAGCACGTACCGGCCAAGAGGCTTAAAGAACATTTCAGCGTAGACGCGCGCTATCATCTCCAGCCGCTGATTGATGGCCTCTTCCATGATAGAGGCGCCCGTGGCCGTGTTCTGGAGGGTATCAGCGTCAAGGCTTTGTGTGCGGGACGTGACGCCGGATCGCCGCTCCACAAGCTGATCCGTCAGCTGGAGGCCCTGCACAGCCTCAGACGCGGACGTAGCCACGGGGAGCGGAGATATGGAGGCGCCGCCACGCACACGGTGCACAGCGCCCGGCCCACGGGAGAGAAGAGAGTCTATGTCTATCCACCCGGTTTGGTTTGGGCCGTAGTCGGCCACAAGTTCACCGGCGTTGGAAAAGCTCAGCGCGTCCAGATAGGAGCGGGTAAGGTCAGTGCGCAGGTCCTGCACATCGCTCACGAGGTCAGCGAGGCAGAGCCCCACCACCTGATGCGGCATAGGCACGGAGCAGGCCGCGAAAAGCGGCGCACGGTACAGCGGCCACTCTTCCACGGAAAGGATCTTAGTGTCCGAGCCATCGCCTACGTATACGACCTTAGCCTTCTCCGCCATGCCGTCGCCGTTCAGATCAACGTCCAGCCACGCCTCATATACTTTATAGCGCCGGCTTTCCGCGGCTTCCGTGTCGTCCTCTGTGCTGGAGGAGGTATTCACTTCCTGCCCGATCACCTTCTCTTCGGGATCATCATCGGAGCCGTAAACGGGAAGTTCTTCAATCACGGCCCGGCTGTACCCTTCCTGAATGAGCTGCGTGGCCGTCCTGACTTCCCAGTGTGCAATGAAACGTGCATGCTCCACGTCCTCAGCCTCAGACGAAACAAGCACATTTTCCGAGGGTACGGGGTCAAGGCGCACGTCATGCGTGACCGTCTTTGTGCGCACGGTCACGGCGCATGCCATACCGCCCGGTACGGACGGGTCAGGGTACTGCTCCACCTCAGCCACGCCGCCACGGGCTTCCGTGTCGGCAATCAGGGCCTGCGCCTCATCGGGCGACAGGCCGTCAAAGCGGTCAACCGTCTGATGCTCTTCCCGCGGAGCGTGTGCGAGGCACCACCCCACACGCTGATACAGACCGTCCTTGAGCGTGTCATGGATAAGTCGGAACATGCTGCGCCCAAAAACCACCTGATTTACATAGAGTGTGGCGTCAGCGGCGGCCTGCTCCTGAGCGGGCGTGCGCGGCTCGAAACGGATAATCTCGTCCCCACCTGCGAAGACACGCATCAGTCCTGGCATGGCCCACTCTACCGTCTCCATCACGGTACGGTCTACGTAGGTGGAGAGACGGCGCTTCTCGCGGTCGTCGTCAACGCCATAGCCGTAGCCGAGATAGCGTTTTTTGAGCTTCGCGCGGTCAGCGGAAAGCCGCCCGCCCGGAGCCCCGATAGCGGAGGCGCTTTCCCGGATTATGATCTTCCTGATTTTGTCCTGTATGTCTGTCAGCATATCGACAGCCTACCCCCCTGTCTCAGAGGCTCCATAGCCCCCGTGTCTGTGCGGATAAAACCGACGGCCGCGTATCTCATGGCGTCCGCCCCGTGAGAAGTCCAGTCATGCAGCGGCTGCGTGCGAAAGCACTGGTGCTCCTCGTCGTACTCTCTCTGATAGCCCCACAACGCAGAAAGCCCCTGTGCGCATCGGTCCTTATCGATATACGAGGACGCCAGCACCTGCCGGACACTCTCTATGCCGTCCATGACGGGGATTTGGGGGGCGGCGGTGAAGCCGATACCCAGCCGGCGGGCAGTCTCGAGGCGGGTAACGCCTGTCCCAAGCTCACGAACTGCGATGTCATGCGGCGCTATGTGCTGCCCGTAGCGGTAGCCTTTCTTTGCCAGGACTTCCGCGTAGTGCGCCAGCCCTTCACCAGAAGCCTCATAGTAGTCGATGAATCGGTACTGTCCGCGGGAAGTCCCGTCCGAGACCCACTGGAAGAACCAGATCGCGGTACTGTCGGCCATGCCGAGGTCCCATGCCGTATGCACAAGCAGTGTCGGGTCTACCGGCACCGAGCCGATGCGGCCGGCGCTTTCCGCTTCCTGAAGAATCTTGCCATAGTAGGAGCCCTGCGCCACGAGCAGCGGATTCCCCTCCCATACGCAGTCATACTTGTCCGGGTCAGTCTTCCGGCAGTGCTCCATCTCTTGGCGGAGGACATCCGGAAACCAGGGGTTGTCGCGCCACGTCACCTTGCGGACATACGAGCCGGGCGGCGGCGTATGGACTATCCAGCGCTGCCAGACAGGAGCATGCACCCGGTTGGGGTTGAAGGAGATCCAGATCTCAGAGCCGGCCGTGCGCATGGTGGGGATAAGCAGGTCCAGAGACTTCTCCGATACCGTCTCTGCCTCCTCGATCCAGCAGTGCGTCAGGCCCTCGAAGGATTTGATCCGCTCGGGGCTTGTCCTTAAGCCCGAAAAGATAAAGAGCGAGCCATTGAGCCCGCGTATCTCCCCGTCAGTAGACTGATAGAAGTCGCCCATCCCGAGGCGTTCTATCTCGTCGTCGAGGAGGCGCTTCACGCTGTCCCGGATCGAGTTCTGCACCTCACGTGCGCAGAGGCACCGGATAGGCCGGCGGCGTCCCTCTATGAGCAGAGCGGAAGCGAAGGCACGGCTTTTCCCGCCACCTCGGCCGCCGTAGAAGACCTTGTATCGATGCGGCTTGAAGAGCTCCTCGAAGGCCTCAGGGAAGAAGGCGTCCACCCGTTGGATTACTTTTCTGTGCACTTCTTCGGTCTCCCAGCCCTCTTATGTGGCCGCACAAAAGTAACCCTGATTGCCTGCTCAGTCTTAATCGGCGCACCATCGGGGCCGGAACACTCTACGCGGGTAGTCTCTTTGTACCCAAGACGCGTCTTAAGGAGAAAAATCATCATCCGCACATCGCCATCCATGGCCATCTGGTAAGCAGTCTTCGCAAGGCCCTCTGCGGCCTCAGCCATGCCGGCATCCAGCTCAGCGCTGTAGTACTTGATCAAAGTTCCTGTACTTACCCCTATCTGCACGGCTATTTCGCGCTGCCTCACGCCATACTTAGCCAGGGCGCGGACGAGCGCCCGGTTTTCCTCAGTAGGTACATGCTCATCTCTCATCTGTCATACATCCTCTTTATAAGGCGGAAGCGCAGAGCGTCCAGCAGCATGCCGCCGGAGTTCCCGGCTATCCCGCACAGCCCCACCAGAGCTATGTCAGGCACCTCATCCGCGAGGAGCGAGAAAGCCAGCACGCCGCAGAAAGCTGACACGACTATCTGCGTCAGCAGGTCGAGCCAGCCACGGGCGCCCTTCCGCATGACGCGGACCACGCCGCCCACAAGGCCGAAAGCCGCCCCAAGGGCGCACAGCTTCAGAAGCTCCCACCATCCGGAAAGGTCGTGCATCACCTGCCACCCCCCTGCACTTTTTTCAGGTAAGCGTCTTTGCTGGCGCTCCCGAGGGAGCTGCCGAGGTAGTACTGCACCACGGCGCCGAAGGCGGAGGAGAGCGTACCCAGGAGCATCAGCCCTGCGTCCCCGAGCTCAGCCTTTCCGCCGTGGAGCACGGCCCAGAGCATGACAAAGAAGCCCACGGTGACTATGCACGCCACTATGGACGTAGCCCAGCTTGCGCCGTGACCGGTCTTGGCAAGCTCTACCTCACGGTCGCGGGCACTCATCCTGTCGGTGAGCTCTGCCTGCACCTGGTCTCTCTGCCACTGGAGGAGCTGCGCCTGCTGCTGGATCTCCAGATCCTTCAGCTTCAGGAGAAGGTCAGGGCTCTGTGCTATGGTGCGCTGCACGTCCGCGGGGTCAGGCTCACACCCGAGCGCGGACGCTATGAGTGAGCCGGCCGCACCGGCGATAGCGCCCACGGGACCGCCGAGGACACTCCCCAGCACAGGCGCCGCCTTAGCCACGGCGCGGCCTACGTCCGCCCACTCCATCAGCGGATCTCCCGCAGAAGGCGGCCTTCAGCGGCGCGCCGTCCCAGGTACTCACCGCCCCACCCGTCACGGTCGAGGAGTGCGGCAGACGCCTTCTTCCAGTCGCCGCGGCGCAGGGCCGCCAGTGTGACGGGCGCACGGCGCTCAGCGCCCTTCACGCCGCACTGATAGACGAGAGAGAAGAGCACGGCCTGCACCTGCCACGGCAGATCGGCGAAAGCCATAGTGTGAGGCCCGCGGTCCCACCACGGCACCACCACGTCATCCATGTACCCGCGATGCTCAGCGTCCGTGAGCTCACGGGCCTGCTCACGGGTGAGTGTGAGCGGGCGGTTGCGCAGTACGCGGAGAGCGGCGCCCTGCCTCTTACCTATATATATGGATACCTTTTCGAGGAGCGGAGCCGGGACGCCCCAGCGCCTCAGCTGGGAGAGCGTCTGCTGTCCCAGGTCCACGCCTACGCCTACGGTCACGCCGGAGGCGCCCATAGCCTCGTAGTCCGTCACGGGCGCGCGGCCCGTGTAGTTCGCTGTCCCGCCGGACAGACGCCGGCACGGGATATACCCTGTACACGTCAGGGTCCCCTCTACCGTCTCCAGCCAGCGGAACACCTTTTCATACTGAATCGACATTTTTGTAAATTCCTGCAATCAACTTTCTACATTTTTATAACTTTTTATAGAGTGTATGTCAAAAAGTTGACACTTGCGCAAGGAAAAAGTTTTTGAAAAAAAAGCCTTCTACCATGGCAAGAAAAATCATCCTTGCCCACCTGTACGCCACGAGATAAGAGAAGGCCCCGCACACGCGGGGCCTTCTCTTTACTACATATACTTCATCGGTATCATTGCGCAATTATGATGCCGAATTGTAGTCCTCAAGCAGCTGGGCGATATACTCATCATCCAGGGTATCTCCCCAGCTGCCAATGGTTCCAAGGAGATCAGACAACCCACCACAGGCTTCAGCCTCGTCATATAAAGCCTGTGAAATGATATGCGAGAGGGGCCGGGGCTTTTTCGGAAGGGTATTCAGCGCTTTCCAAATTTCGTCAACTATTTTTGCTTCGTACATTCCCATTCTCCTTGTGCCTGAGATTCCAGCCAGGATACAACGTTTTCATAAAAGGCTCTGTATGTGCGCTCCCCCAGCCTGATGATGGGAGCGCCCATGGCGTACCAATGGCGGACTGTGCTTTTTGAGACCCTGAACCGCGTGGCGATTCCAGTCAGCCCGATAAGGCTCTCCTTCTCGTCACTCAAGACTCAGCTCCTTCTTGACATACTCCCAGAGCGCCATCCCCAGAGACGTATGCGACGTGTCAGGGAGATCTCTCAGCCATTCCAGGGACGGATTACCCTCGCTCTCCTGTCCGCCGCCTATCTGCAGACAATTGACGAACCGGCATCCGCTGCTTCCGCCGGCGCCGTATCCAGTGAAGTCTATCCCCCTCCTCTGCCCGCTCACCCATGAGGGGCGGGAGAAGATGTCTCTGATGCCGCCATCGTTGTAGGCTTCGCCCAGGTGATTGAGGTGATCCACGATCCAGTCTTTGCGGGAAAGACTGTGAGAACGCGAGAACACACAATTTGTGGCAGTCAGGCAGGCGCTGTGATGGGCCCATGCGCCGAAGGTGCGGACATCAAAACATCCCACGCCCCAGTCGTGCACCCAGCACTGGCTCATATCGGCGATAACGCCGTCCTGCACCTCGGGACACCTTCTCCCGCACCTGATGAAGGCGCAGTTTTTGAGAAAGAGAAGCCCTGACTTGTCTTCTGCCGGGTAGTCCCCGTTGCCCCCAAGGATGGCTTTCTTGCAGCCGATGAAGACGCAGCGGTCGATGACCACATGGGCGCCCTTGATGCAGTCGATAGCTTCATCCTGGTCAGCGAGCGGGACGGCGGAGAGGTCGAAGATGCAGTCCTGGATGAGAGTGCCGCCGTCACTTCCCCAGACCTGAATACAGTCTCCGCCAAGGTTGAACGTCGGGGCCGTATAGAGGCCTTCCCGGATTACCCTGCTGTAGCTCATTGCCCCTGCCTTCCAGACTTGCCCATACCGTGCTTAACGCGGTCCGCTTCTTCCGCGCGCTTCGCGTCGTTGAAGCGTTCCAAGCTCCCCACAAGATAGCCTGTCACACGGCGGATACGCTCGAACTTCACGCCCTTGCCAATATAACGTATCTTAATCGGTATACCGACACTTTTCATTTTTTAACTCCTTCACGATTTTCAAAAGGTTGCGGTTGCAGTGCCGGCACATCCGGCCGCAGAGGATGCTCCACCCCCGGGTGGTCTCTGTATCGTCACCGTCTACGCTTTCAGGGCCTGACATCCCGCAGAAGGGGCAGGCGACAGTGCGGCCGCCCCCGTCTGTGTCGGCAAGGTAGATGTCGGGGCACCCGCAGTAGGGGCACGAGTGCATCATCTGTCGCGCCAGCGCTGCCTCTCTGTATCATCGGCCCACTCTGTCGCAATAAAAAGCACTATCCATATCGGGATGAAGATCTTCATCGCGACGATGAAGATATCTATCAGTGTATCTATCATCTCCAGTCCCCGCGGCAGAAACGCCACACGACACAAAGAAGGTCAAGCCCCATCAAAGCGCTAATCATACCCAACACCTCCACTACCGCAACAAAACAAATCAAGAGTGATTGCGTGATATACAATATATACCGGCCAGAGGATAGCCGCAAGAAAAAAAGACGCAGGCCGCCTTGACGGACGAAAGGATCATGACACGTCATCCAGTCTCAGCACCCCGGGATCACGCTCACGCTGAAGCGCATCCCACGTGCGCGGGGACAGCCAGAGGCATTCTTTTGTTTCCTGATTAGCGAAATTATGATGCGGGCGCGTCTCCATATGCCAATCGGCCAGCTCATCAGCGTACAGCGCGTTCTCGTATCCAGACAGCACGACATCCCCGCTGACATTTTTAAAAGCACCGAGCATGGCCTTCTGATCAACGTCAGCTCTGTATCTGAAGGTATATCCGCAGTTATACGGCGGGTCCAGATACCATAGCGTATCGGGGGAGTCGTAGCGCGGGATAAGCTCCAGCGCGTCTTTGTGCTCGATGACCACGGAGCGTAAACGCTCTGCTATTTCTTCCATTTTTTCTACGCGGTTAACAAAAGTTTTTGCGTATTTTTTGATTCTTTGGTTGTCGGCTGCGAAACCTTGCCGGCTTTCAGACACCGCACCACGTATCCCAATCCCCATACCCGCCCGGCACACCAGAGCGCGCGCCCTCTCTATATCGTCACCATCAGGCATAGGGTAGAAGCTATAGTACTCTTCCCTTGCGTAAGGCGTCAGCTTCAGCCGCCGGATAAGCTCCGCGGCTTTCGATTTATCGCGCAACACACTGAAAAAGTTGACTAAATCGCTGTTCAGGTCGTTATACACTTCCAGCGGCGAGGGCGTCTTGTTCAGAAGAACGCCAGCGGCGCCGCCGAAAGGCTCAACGTATATTTTATGCCGTGGAAAAAATGAAATAACCCATGAGGAGATTTTCACTTTCCCACCGGGGTAGATGAGAGCCATTAGCACTTTTCCTTCCTCCAGTCCCCGCGGCAGAAGCGCCAGACGACACAGAGCAGGTCCAGCGCCTCATCCATGACGCGCTCTTCCCCCTGCGACTTATTCAGAGCCTGGCAGAGTTCCCCGTACTCTTCACCTATGACGCCTACGCCCTGATATATGCCGTCGGAGAAGGCCGGATGCTTCTTCTCCGCGGCCTTCACGCGGTCGGCCAGCTTCATCAACAATGGGACATCGAGTTCCCTTGACCCCAGCTTACCAGCAGGGGTGACAAAAGTGATAACATTACAGCTCAT